GCTTCGATAGCTGCAAGGGTTTCTTCAAGTTCTTCTTTACACATTGAAAGACGAAACCGAAGATACTTATCCATCAGATCTTTATTATCTTTATTAGCATCAAACCATTCTCCGACACCAAACTTATTATGCATTGCATTGATATCGCGTGACCAATCAGACATTTAATTTACTCCGTTTTTAGTTATATTATATTTAGCTTAAGTATTATAGGTAGTGTGTTCAATACCATAATAATGTAAAACTAAGGAAAATGCATCAATTTGTTTTTTGATGAGCCCAATATCAATATCGATGTCGACATCAAACACTGGTATACCACCATCATGGTTGTAAATCCTGCTATTTAAAGAATGTTCTAAGTCTTCTAATTGCCATAATAAATCTTGACTTATAATAGATTCTAATTGATCTGCAGTAATTTCAATCTTCATTTTTATGCCCTCTAGCTTCTATATGTAATTTGTTATTGCTAACTTTAGTAATAGTAATTTGACCATCACCATTAGTTATCTCTATAGCCTCACCAATTTTTAAGTTACTATATTCAGATGGTATATTGAAAATCATAGATTCATCATCATTAGGATCTTCACAGAAAACATCGTCGAATTCATAAGTACCACGGATCTTACTTTCTTTTTTCTTATCGATATGAGTAGCGGCCTTATTAAACTTATTCATGTTCTTTGAAACAGGATTTTTCACATTATATCTTCCAGAGAATTGATGGTATCTAATACTTGAAACTTACGATATGATTTAGTAAAAGACATAGGTTTACTATGGACGATAAGCTCATTAGTACCATTTTTGATATAGGCAACAAGCTTATCTTTTTCATTGATAAGATAGATATGGTTTGGAGTATTAGGTGCATTGACCCAATTAGTAGTTTCTTTTAGAATAGTAATCATATAGAATAACCTCAATTAAAAACATATTATAACACAATAAATCTATGATGTACACACTTTTTTACATATGAGTTAAATAAAAATTAGCTATAATATGTATTTCAGTCAGTATTGTCAGTACTACAAACATTGTGCGTACAATAGCAATAGTATCAGCTTCTTTATTATTATTACTAGCCTTCTCACCTAAGGCCTTAGCCCACACTCTCCAAAGAGATTTCATGCACCTACAATCTCCTCATAGACTTCTTTCCAGCCATCACATCGAACAGCAGAACCCTTATAGTCTTTATTGTGTGTGTGGCCAATCAATATACTCCGAAGACCCATCTCAATGCCAAGATCAGCATTTTCTACCTTGTCTTCAAGCCAAAAGCATTCGCTGCCACGATACATTTCTAGAGCAGAATCTTTATCAGCACCACATGGTAGACACTCGATCTTAGTAAAGATACCTTTACCAAAAACACTTTCTAAGTTTATTTCTCGAAGCTTAGCGGCCTTAGGATCATCACTGAGTGAAGTAATACAGTGAAAGACAAAACCATGCTCTTCATATAACTTTCGAACATACTTAATAGAAGCGCCAAGGGGCGTGAGATCATACATCCAAGCAGAGTTATTAAACTCTTTTACTAATAGCTTACTATCACTCTTATACATGCGATAGATTTCGTGTATGTTGTACTTAGATTCAATATTGTCGATATGGTTGTAACCTTTAGTTACCATCCATTCGTTAAAGGCTGCGAACCAATCTAACAAAACTCCGTCACAATCGGTCAATATAACTTTTTCACTACTTACTTTATACATAACAAACTCTCCAAAATATACATATATTATACATCATCTAACATGCTTTGTAAACCTTTTTTTTCAATTATTTTCATTAATTTGATGTTTTTTTGCGTTAGATAAGCTATATAGTCGTATATTGGTCGTTTATTACACAATGTCTGGCAACACATCTCTAACTCTTCAAGAGCCTCATCGGCCAAACAGTTTTCTTCTTGTATATTCATGAATAGTCTCAATTAGTTTATTAGTCCAGTTATCTCTATGCTCTATGAATACTTGATTACCCTCATCACCTGCAATTAATGTTACAAGCTGAGTAATGGGTTGACCAGTACGTTCTTCCCACATAATCGCATAAGCTGCTTCTTGAATGAAGTAGTTCTCACACCACTCTTTCTTCTTAGTCTTAGCTGCAGTCTTATAGTCAATGATAGAAATCTTACCATCCCATACACCGACTAAGTCAACGCGGCCAGCAAGACCAAGATGATCAGAATATAATGCAGCTTCTTGTGCATAGACTAAAGACAATCTTTCATCCAGCACGGGTTTCATTTGTCTAAAGGTGTCTATAATATGCGGCATTACATCTTTATCATAGTCGTCAAGATTATCAACATACTTCTCAAAAATGGCATGAACCGCAGTACCACGAGTAGAAGCCCGATGTGAGATTCGATTTGCCTCTTCCTCACCCACACGGGCCCGCCACTCACGAATATGATCTTCACTTAAGATACCAAGTACTGTAGTAACTGAGGGATATTTCTTACCCGTAGGTGCTTCATAAAATCTGCCACCTTTACCTGTAGCAGTAGTTAAATCTTCATACCCTAGATCTATTGGTTCATGTTTAAACATAATATTAGTTTAGCGCCTCATCTTTATTTAAGTCTTCACCATTACGACCACGGTTACGATTGCCATCACCGTTTAATTCAGTCATATCTTGTTGTTTATGCTTTTGATTTTTATTTCCAAAAATAGCATCCCAGTTATCTTCTATTTTTTTAGCATCTTCTTTTCTGCGGCTACTACCTTTACCACCATGCCAATTACCCATATTACAATTTACCCCTTTCTACCATTTCTTTAGTCATGACAAAATCACGCACAAAACCGCTACGAACAATGTCTTCCCAACTAAATTCAACATGATCAAAATACTTCATATGATCAATAATTTTTAAGAAATCCAAAATACCATTCTTATCGACGGTTTGTCTAAAGTCTGACTGATAATAATCACCACACATGATAAACTTACAATCATTACCGATACGAGTAATGATAGAACATAATTCATGATAATTACAGTTCTGACTTTCATCTACAATAACAATAGCATTGTTAATTGTCAATCCTCGAATAAAAGAAGTTGTAAGAAATTCTACCGATTTAGATTGAACTAACTTGCTCCAAGCTTCAACATCATCGAAGAGATCAGCAATAATAGCTTTATAAGGTCCGGTATATGCATCTTCCTTCTCCTGCTGTGTACCAGGTAGGAATCCCATATCACGAGTAGGTACCGCAGACCGAACGATTATTACTTTATTGTATGGATTATTCTTATCTAATACATCTTGAAGAGCTAAGTAAAGTGACATAAAGGTCTTACCAGTTCCAGCAGAACCAGATAGACATAGATGTAATCCTTCACTATATGATTCAAATACTTGCTCTTGAGCTTTCGTAAGAGGTTCAAGCATTCTCAAATGTTCTAAACGTAATTTACTTGGCTTTGCATTCATTTTGTTTTAATGTTATCCCTTAAACTTGGAGGTAATCCGCTTTTAATTCGTTGTTGGACTTCTTTCCATCCATCACCGGCCTTTTTGAGAATATTACTATCACTTCCAGCACTATACGAAAAAGCAGGAGCACTAGTAATAACTTTATCTATATGTGGGTTATTATTAATATATTCAACACTATCATTATAAGACATCATTTTGTCTTCAACGACTCCGGTATTATTATCTCTAAAACTATATATTGGCATTTACATTAAACCACTCTGGTATAGGACGTTTTGTCCAATTCATTTTAAATCTATCCTGTTTCGTTTGATAAAACATACGATAAGATTTCACTGGATCACCTAGAAACATACATTCTGGATTTGATTGCATCGCTAATGGAAATTGACTTAATCTACCATTATCGATATTATCTGGGATTTCTTTGAGATAGTCACTCAACAAAGTATCAGAAGCATGTTTCTTACCATATCTATATTGATACTCGTCACATAGGGCGACAAAATGGATGTAATGCCAAACGTAGTTGGCTTTTGTAAGTCTTGTCCATACTGTACAAGGATGATTCATATGGACTGCTTTATAGAGTACTGATTCCCGTTCATCCGATAATTCCCAATACTTGCTCATAGTCTTCCCTGACTTAGATCGACGTCGTGTCTCAACTCCATCTAACATTCGATGAGTCGTAGATAGCATTTGAGCGGACTCAACAATCATTTTGACAACATGCTTGTCGCACTGAAGTTGAGCCGCTGCAATAGGACATCTGTCTAATACAAATAAATTCATAATATAGTATCACCAGTTAATTTCATAGAGTATATTATAACACATCACCACAGCTTTGTAAACCTTTATTGCTTAATATTATTCGATAGTTCCCAATCTTCAAGGTGTTGATTTATAAAATCGATCTTACGTTGTAGCTTGTAAGCCTTGACATCTTTACCTTTTTTAAGTAATCGATTTTGATAGTGGGAAGCCTCTCTCTGATCTCTTTTGAGGCGTTCAATTTGGATGTAGGTCATAAGTGTATTCCTATGTTGTCTATTAAATTGAAACTATCATAATGTAGGTTTTTTTAGGTGATAAGTCCTCCTATACTTTAATTAAATTTGGAAATGCGTCTTGAACTAGTTTCTTAGTGATTGTTCGATAAGGAAGATTCTTATCTTTAGCTGCGATCAGAAGTTCAGCTTCACTAAAATGAATTGTCTCTAACATATTAATAAACATGGTTTCTCTTTTTACCTGAGTTACCCCTGGTGCTCCACCCTTAAAAAAGAACTTAAATTTCTTATATTCTTTATGAAGAGTAGATTTCTCATAACCATCCGGAGCATCATCAGCCTTATAAGGTGGAGAGCCTGCCGGCATAATAGACACTACATCATCATCAAAGGCAATACGAAGAATATCACGCAAGGGTGTTGTATTATTTTTTTGAAGATACTTAATTCGTTCTTCACGTGATTTTAATCTGTTACATTCGGCAAGCACCGTGGAAATCATTTTAGCCATTATTATAAAATTCCTCTACACATTCAATTAATTGACTGCATCGTTTTTTGATTAGATAATTTAATACTCGCATTTTCATTGCGGGTTTTTGGTTGTCAAAGGTATATATAATTTTATCTTTGACCTTTTCAGGAATATATGAAAGATCAATCAAAGTTCTATTACGTTGATAATTTCTCCTTGTTTCTTCATTCATAGCTTCTGAACTTTCTGGTGAATCTGATTCAAGTATTGATTCGATAAGTTTAGCACGCACCGGAGTTTGGCGACGATCTTCAACAAAGCAATTATCATCAGATAGTATATTAGGGATACCATCGCCAGAATCACCTTTGATGATATGTTCAGCTAAATATTTACGAGGATTCTTATCTTGAACCATTTTCTTTTGAATAGGCGAGAATTGTTTTACATTGCTAAACCTATGCAGTTGGATGAAATCTTTATCAGATGATATGATCATCACTGGTTCATTCTTACCAAACTCTTGTGTCTCATTTGTAAGAGTACCAATAATATCATCGGCCTCACATCCTTCGATATGTAACACTTTATAAGGAAAGTGCTCTTTAAGTTCTTCGCGAACTAAATTTAGAATGCGAAAAATTTCATTCCAATCAGCATCAGAACTATCTCGGTTTTTCTTACGACTTGCTTTATAGTTGGAATAGTACTCTTTACGCCAATAATTAAAGCCATCCGCGCATATCACCATTTGGCCATACTCATGACGGTACTTCTTATTGTACATTCGAATACTATTTAAGATCATATGTCTGATCATGTTTTCATCGTTTAGTTTCTGTACGATGATGTTTGAAAGGGCGATTTGGTTATAATCAAGTAATATCATTCGGTTTCTGGTTCCATTATGTAATTCAATTTATCGTATATTGCATCTAAATCACTCTGTAGATTATGTGGTATACCCTGATGCCGAGCTAACATAGAATATAATAGATTCGTAATAACAAACATATCAGCGTCTTCTCTTAAATCTACGCTTTCATAATATACTAAATCTAATTCTTCAAGTTCGAATTCTATGATTTCGAATATATATTGAGCAATCTCAACCATTTCTTCTGAAATTGATGCGAACTCATCTATCAATAAATCCTTCTTAGACTTTCTAACTCTTTCTAGTGGGAACTGGATTATATTATTCATATATTATATCACGCTATTCGTTTAAAGTACACATATTTTTTATATGAGATGAACTTATTTTACAAGCAATAATACCATTATAGTAATCATCGGAGAACAATACTTCTCTCTCGACTTGTTCTTTTAATTCCATATAAGAACATTCTCCTTTAGTCTTACATAGATGTAGTATTTCTCGTATAAACGCATCTGGTCCTAATGTTACTACTTCTTCTTGTAGATGTTTATTGGAACCATAATACTCACGCCAATTAGACTCAACTATAGTCTTTTTTCTGCGTTTCCGTTTCTTGGTTATCGGTAGGGTCTTTGTCGACCAAAACCACTTCTTCCCTACATACTTCCGGTTGGTCTCGCGGTTCGTTATCAGATACACAAAACCGTATACGTCTTCCGGCTTGAAGTCTTCGGGCGGTTGCCATTTGATGTCGTCTTTTAGCCATTCAGTCATATTCCTATTTATTCATCATCAAAATCAAGTTCTTCTATAACATCATCATCTTGATATTCTCCACATTGAGGACAATATTCTATGATGTTTTCTTGCTCGTCGTCAACACCTATTAACGACTCGTTAAAGCAATAACCGCAGTTAACAGTAACCCAAAAATCTTTCTTTTTCATTCAAATACCTTCTCCTTAAAAACTCTCGAATTCACTCCAACCACCTATAGATTGGCCATCGATTTTAATTTGTGGAAATGTTTTAGCACTTGGAAACCATTTGAGTAAGGTATCTCTATCAAAATCAATTCCAAGTTTAAATACTTTATATGTATGTTCGTTATTTTCTTGGATCAGGGCCTGAGCCTTATATATTGCTTTAGTACAAAACGAGCAATTATCCTTTGAATAAATTTCTATTTTCATAAACTTAATCCTGCCATAGTTTCAAGTGTTACATCTTGTTTTACCCCACCAGTTACGTAGGATGTAATTTCGGTTTCTTGTGGGGCAACTTGTACATTACCACCGCCAATCCATTTTTCAGTCCAAGGTAACGGATTTGATTTAGCTATGGTATAAGGAGAAGTCAATCCCAATGCGCGCATTCGTTTTGTGCCAATCCATTCTACATATTCAGCAAGCAGCCGTTGATTTAACCCGATCATAGAACCATCTTTGAAGAGATAGTTAGCCCAATCTTTCTCTTGTTCTATTACAGCAACATAAAGTGCTTGAACTTCATCAATAGTTTCCTTTTCAATCTGAGCAAAATCTTTATCTTCTTTTACGAGATTTTTAATTATCATAGTCGAACCAGCCAAGTGAGTATTCTCATCTCGAGCAATTAACTTAATAATCTTAGCATTACCTTCCATATGTTTAAGTTCTGCAAAGGCCCACGAACAAGCAAAGGATACATAGAAACGAACACCTTCAAGTGCATTCACCGCATTCATAGCCAACCAAAGAATCTTTTTATGTTCGTATGAACCTACTTGATTACTATTATTATATTCGATTAATTGATCATAGTACTTAGAAATATCTGTAGCACAATCAGAGATCTCCTTTATATTAAGGATCTGATCGAATACCGAACCTGGATCTGGATAGATATTACGAATGATATGCGTATAGGATCTACTATGAATAGTTTCAAAGAATGACCAGGTTTCTATCCAATTCTCAATTTCAGGTAGAGACGTGATTGGTAAGAATGCAAGGTTTGGTGCCCGACCCTGTACAGAGTCAAGCACGATTTGCCTTTTTAAATTAGAGGTAAAGATGTGTTTTTCATTATCAGTTAGATTATTAAAATCTATCTTATCTTTCGAAACATCAACCTCTTCAGGTCGCCAAAAGAACCCCAGTTGTTTATCAGTAAGTTTCTCAATATTTGGATAACGAACATAATCGTAACGAGCAATATCAACTGCTTCATCAAAAAACATGTTCTTATCCAAATGAGATTTTTTACTTTTATTTAGTATCATGCAGTTAAATCTCTTAATAATTAAGTATATATTATAACACGTATTTCAACAATAGTACATAGTTAAATAGTACAAGAATCACATTCTTCATCATCTTGGTAATCGGCCATAATATTGCCTTCTGTACCAGTTGAATATGTATGCAGTTCTTCACTATCACCAGAGCCGTCGTGAGTGTTAAAATAATATAGTTGTTTCAAACCATACTTATAAGCAGTAATGAGATCTTTTACCATTTCAGACATAGGAATCTTATTGTCTTCATAATGACCTGGGTTATATGATGTATTCACAGAGATACCTTGATCGATATATTTCTGTAAAATGGCACACAACTTAAGATAACCATCCGGAGACTTTTGATCCCATAGTAGATCATACTTATTCTTTAAGTGATGAAAACCTGGAACTACTTGAGCCATTACACCATCTTTAGATTGCTTATAAGATACTAATGCACGAGGTGGTTCAATACCATTAGTGCTATTTGAGATCTGAGCAGAAGTCTCTGCCGGCATAAGAGCCATTAGAGTAGAGTTACGAATCCCGCTAAGTTTTAGTTGATCTTGAAGTGAAGTCCAATCCATACGAGAATTGTGTTTCACTAAACCATCTACTTCTTTCTTATAGGTCATATTAGGAGTGATACCAAGGGAATACTTAGTTTCATTTGATTTAGGACAAGCACCTTTTTCTACAGCAAGATCAGCTGAGGCTTTAATCAAGTAGTATGACCAAGCTTCGGCATATTCATCTACAATATCAAAGGCCTGTTCATCGTATTTCAAACCACGTTTAGCCAAGAAATATGCAAAGTTAATGATACCAATACCAAGCGGCCGGCGATTCGCAGTGGAGATTTCAGCAGCCCGCAATGGATAGTCTTGATAGTCTAATAGTGAATCTAGTGCCCTTACAGACAGATTGCAATACTTTTCAAACTCACTTGGATGAGCAATCAGACCCCAATTAATAGCAGAAAGAGTACACAAAGAAATCTCACCTTCTTCATCATCAAAACTATTTAATGGTTTAGTGGGTAGATCAATCTCACAACAAAGATTAGATTGATGAATAGGCGCAATCTTAGCATCGAACGAACCATGATCATTAGCGTGATCTACATTCATTACATAGATACGACCAGTATCTTTACGTTCAGTCAAAAATGATTGAAAGACTTCTAATGCTGGTAATGATTTCTTACGAATGGAGGTTTTTCTCTCATACTTTTCATAGATCCGTTTGAATTTCTCTTGATCATTAAAGAATGCTTCATATAAACCAGGTACATCATTAGGATCGAAAAAGGTAATATTACCGCCAGTTAGGAGCCGTTCATACATTAACTTATTAAATTGGAATGCATAGTCCATATGTCGAACACGAGTTTCTTCGGTACCTTTATTATTCTTAAGTACAACTAGATCTTCGAATTCATAATGCCACAAAGGCAAATATACTGTTGCAGCACCACCACGAACCCCACCTTGAGAACATGATTTTACTGCAGCCTGAAAGTACTTGAGGAATGGAATAAGACCAGTATGTACTACTGAACCATCACCGACTCTAGCTCCAGCAGCACGAATAGAACCAGCGCCGATACCGATACCGGCTTTCTTGGAGATATATTTTACAACCGAAGTAGAAGTAGCATTAATGCTATCCAGACTGTCTCCTGCCTCAATAAGCACGCAACTAGAGAATTGCCTTGTAGAAGTCCGTACTCCTGCCATGATTGGTGTAGGTAATGAGATATAGAATTGTGAAATAGCATCATAATAGTCCTTAACAAATTTAATTCGATTATTTTCATACTTTGAGAATAACGTAGCAGCGATCATCATATACAACATCTGAGGAGATTCGTATAATTCTTTAGTACGGCGATCTTGTACTAGATACTTACCACGGAATTGTTCCATACCAGCATAGGTAAAGAGTTCATCCCGATCATGTTTAATATAGGCATCCAGTTCCATTAACTCATCACGGGTATACTTTACCATGATATCGCCATCATAGACACCTTTATTCACATTCTCAATTACAAGATCAACTAATGACCATGGTTCAAATTGACCATATACATCTTTACGAATCTTATAACTAATAAGTCGTGCAGCTACATATTGATAGTTAGGTGTCTGTTCAGAAATAAGTTCTGCTGCAGACTTAATCAATAATTCATGGATATTATCAGCAGGTATCTTATCATAGAGCTGGATATTAGCTTTCAATTCAATCTCTGAAATTGAAACGCTAGTGATGTTCTCCGTGGCCCATTCGAGCACACGGTGAACTTTTTCTAGGTCAAAAGGTTGAAGGCTAGAATCCCTCTTAATTACATTAATTGCGTTCATAGATTTATCCGATTTAATTCAATTACAAAACTTATATATTATATCATAATTACTAGTGCTTGTAAACACTTATTTTCGGAATTTCTTATATATTTTACCTAGAACTAAATTAATGGCAACTTGATATGGAATATACATCCATCTAGAGAAAACATATCCCTTAGATTCCATATGGGCTTTGGTAACGAATTCTTGCTGGATATTATCTGCATAACGACCTTTATATTTCAGGACAGCATGACCACCACCCGCTACAGTACAGAAGCAGATCTTGCTTTCACGCGTAAGAAGACTTAACCAGAACTTACCCATGGATTCGCCCTTTAACTTATAAAGCAGAGTCAATGAGTAATCTTCACAATCACCAGTATAGTACAGCGACTTCTTTACTTTCAAAGTTTTTTCTTTGATAATATACCATGCCTCTCGCTTACCATATTGGTCCTTATCAGATGTATATTTAAACTCTTTTGAAAACTTTTCGAGTAATTTAATTTCTTCTTCACTTGGGTGGGCTTTGCTCATTAGTATTCTCCGATGATA